CCGCTCCGGCGTCTGGTTATAGCTGTCGTCATAGCCCCCGGTCATGCGTAGCGGGTGCGGTGGCACAAAGGCATCGCCAATGCGCAGCATCGACCCCGGCCCGTCGCACCTGATCGCCTCCAACCGTACCTGCGCTGCCGCCGGGGCCGGCAGCGGCGTCGCGCTTCCGTCATGACCAGGCGGCACCAGCGACAGGAACATGCGGTCGATATCGCCGGCGAACACCCGGTCGGCTTCCGCCGGCAACAGGAAGCCGCCGTCGAGCAGGTCGAAATCGAGCACGACTAAGGCGTCGTCGCCGCTGCCTTCGGCATAATGCCACAAGCGCACATACCAGATGCGCGGCACACCCTGGGCGTCGCGGCCTTCGATCGTCAGCACCGGGCCATTAACAGCGTCGAGCGGCTGCACCGCGCCGCTCGAGCGCCAACGGAATGCCAGCGTCGTGCCACGGTAATCGCGGTCGGTCGCCAGCGCCAACAAGGGGTGGCTCCAGCGATCGGCCGATTCCCAGATCAACCCGGCAAGATCGGCCTGGGTCAGAAAGGCAAGGTCAACGACCAGCGTATCGGCGCCTTCAGTGGTCACCGCCGCCATCATCGGACGCGGAAAATCGACCGTCCAATACCGCGGATCGAAACGCTTGCCCCAGCGCGTGCGCACCGGCGCATCGGGGCCGGCCAGCCAATGCCGGATCATGCCCCGGCCCTTTGCAAGGCCTGGCGCACGGCGCGTGCCACCTGGGTGCCGGTCTGCTGCATCAGCGCCGGGGTGGCATCGCGGGCGGCAGCGACATTTATCGTCACCGAAACCGTCCCGCCCCGGCCGCCGGCCATCGTCTCGACGCGCCCGGCCGCGGTCGGCACGAACAATTCGGGGCCACGCTCGCCGACTATATAGGCACTGCCCGATGTCACCGGGCCGCCGGTCGCACGCCCCGGCACGCCGCCGAACAGGCTGCCGATGCTGCTCGTCAATGCGCCCGCCAAGCTGCCGCTCCCGCCGAAAAGCGCGCCGATATCGGTGCGCAGCGCACCAGCAGCGATATCGGCAAGCGCCGACAGCGCCACCCGGCGCAGATCTTCGAAACCGAACTTGCCGGTCACCGCAGCGCGGGCCAGCGCACGTTCGATACCGGAGCCGGCGCGGTCGACCCCCTGCGCCAACGGCCCGTCTAGCTCGCGCCGGATATCGCCAACCCCGGCCATGAAGCCGGCCGTATCGGCGCGCACGCGGATCACCAGCGTGTCGAGCTCGGTCGCATCAGCCTGCATCGGGAAACTCCTTCATCAACCGGGCGAGCAGATCGCCCGTCGCCGGCGCACCATCATCAGCGACATCAAGCCCCAGCGCGGTGCGCAGTTCGGCCGGCGTCGCCGCCCAAAACTCGGCCGGACGCCAGCCGAGCAGCGCCGCCGCCACCCGCGCCGCACGCCGCGCCGCGCCTGCAAATTCGCTCATCGTCCGGCCAGCACCTGGCCGAGCAGCGCGCGGAGCGCCGGGGTGACATTGGCCAGCCCCGCCGCTACCAGCCGTTCGCCCAGAACGGCGCGGTCGAGCCCCGCCGGCGGCACCAGGCAATGCCAGAACAGCGCGGTCATTTCGGTGAGCGTCAGCCCGCCGGCGGCCGCGCGTTCGACAAGCGCGAACAACGGCCCCAGTTCGGCTTCGGCGGCAACCAGCGCGGCAAACCCCGGGCGCAGGCAATAATGGTCGTCGCCCAGCACAAGCGCGACTTCGCCGCGCACGGCATTGGCGATGGTCATGCCGTCACCACCGCGCCCGAGCTTTCGAGCGCCAGCGTGTAGGTGCGTTCACCATTGAAATCGCCGGCATAATCGAGCCGAGTGATCAGGAACTTGGCTGTCACCGTGTCGCCGCTTTCAAAACTGATACGGTAATCGTCAATCACCCCGCCGAGCGCATTGGCCTTGACGCGGCTTTCCGCCGCCGAGCCGGTGAACACGCCGGAACCGCTCAACGAAACCGAACGCACCCCGGCCCCCGACAACAGCTCGCGCCAGCCGCCCGAACCCTGGTTGGTGACCACCACGGTCTCGGCATTGATGCTCATCTGGGTGGTACGCAGTCCGGCGACAGTGGTGAACTGCGGCGGGGTTGCGCCATCGCCGACCTTCAGCAGGAAAGCGCTGCCTTTTTCCATTGCCATATCCTTGTCCTTTCACGAAAAAAACCTGCACGACGGCAGGCCGTTCAAACCACGCGGCTGCGCAGCCGGAATTCGACGATGCCCTGGCTCCAGCCTTCGGCATCGGTCAGCACCAGCGTGCGCAGCAACCGGGCCGACACCAGCAGATGGCCGTCGCGGTTGCCTGCCAGCGCCGCCAGCCGGGTTTCGACCCTGCCCATGATCGCCTTGGCACGCGCCGCGCCCGGCCCTGCATCCCAGACGTTGATCGCGATGCGATGTTCATGGCCGGTTTCGGTCTTGGTGCTCCAGTCGCTGACCAGGTCACTCCCGATAACGAGATAGGGCGGCGGCGCATCGGCCGGCGGGCCATCATGAACGCCGGTGATGCCATCAAGACCAGTCAGCGCGGCCACCAGCAGGCGCTGCATTGCCAGACTGGCACTCATGGCTGGCCTCCCTGTCCATGGTCGCTGGCGATCAGCGCCCGCAGCCGCGGGTCGGCAGCGCCGCGGCGGCTGCCAAAGGCACGCGCGGCAAGACCATGGCCGTGCAATTGCACATCCTCGCCGATGGTGACGGTGACACCGGGCAAGCCTGCCGCCCGTGCCGCCAAGGCCGATTTCGCGACCCCGGCAGCGGTTTCGCCGCGCGCGGCCGCCCGGGCCAGCAGGCCCGCCCAGATGCTCGCCCCGGTCATGCCTCGCGCGCCTCGCAGCGCAGCATGATGCGGTCACGCCGGCGCGGATCAGGCTCCATCGCCAGCACCACGAGCAACAGGCCATCCCAGCGCAACCGCGAGGTCAGGCCCACCGCCACCGGCTGGCGCAGCGTCACCCGCCAGCGCCGCCGCGAGCGCCGGGCTTCCCCGTCACCACGGCCGGCGCCATCGGGCTCGATCGCCGCGAGCCGTTCCGGCCCGGCCTGCCAGTGCCCGACATCGGCACCGGCGTCGTCGCGCGCTGCCACCCACGCCTCGATCACGACGCGCTCGCAGAGCGCGCCGGCAAATTCATCGGCCATGATCATTCCTTCAGTTGAGGCGCAGCCGACGCCACGGCCGCCACAGCGCCGCCACCGCTGCGGGCGGCGGGCCGGCATCAGCGGCATCGCGATGGCTGAACAGATGCGCCACCAGCCGTATCAGCCCCTGCCGCAACGGTTCGGGCACGCCGTTCCAATCGGCCCCCAGCCCGGCGCGAAAGCGCACCACCGGGGGCGCCCCCGCCACCGAACCACACAGACGCACCCAGCCGCACCCGGCCGGATCGATATCGCTTTCAAAAGCGCTCCCGGGCAAAAGGGCGTCGCCCTGCAGGATGCCGGTGATCGCAACCACCGGCAGTGCACTGATGCGTTGCCAATGGCTGGCCAGCGCCAGCCGCTGTTCGCCGTCACGCACGACAAGCCATTGCCCGGTAAAGGCCTCGCACAAGGCCATGGCGGTGCGGATCAGCCCCGCCAACAGGGCATCGTCATCATCGCGCTCGAGCCGCAGATACACCTTGCATTCCGCCAGGCTGACCGCCAGCGCGCTGGCGCCTCGGGACAGGATCAAATCCGCCATCACTGGTTCTCCACGCGCAGGACAAGCGTGCGTTCATCGCTGCGGCCGTCTGAAAAGATCACCCGGTTGGTGACGTGGTAAAGTTGCCCCTGCTGCCCGCCGCCCAATGTGGCGACGCTGCGCAAGGCTTCGCGGACACTCGCCGCCACCGTTACCGCGTCGCTGCCGCCCGGCGTCACCGCCCAGGTCGATTCGACCAGTGTTAGGCCGGCCGGCACATTGGCCGACCAGTCGATGGCAAAATCGATCATTGCCATCGGGTCCTTCAAGAAGATCGCCACCGATCATCCTCCCTCGCTGTCAGGTAAAACCGGCCGTCCGGGCCGTGCGCTGGGCATCAGACCGGCGCACCGATCTCGATCGACCAGCCGGCAATACTGACCTGCCCACCGACAACCAGCGCCTGCGCGGGGCACGTCGTGACGTACAGTAGCCGCGACCCGGCAACATCGAGGAGCGCGATATGATCGGCGGTGCCGGCCGCGAGTACAGCCAGGCTGGCCTTGGCAGCGATCATGACCTTGCGGCCCGACACATCGCCGGTCGCGAGGCTGAAATCGCCGGGGCCGAGCGCGGCCTGCACCAGCTTGCCGGCGTCGGCCGCGGCAAAGCTGGCTGGCTGGCCATTGAGCGCGATGAGGCGGGTGGCGGCAGCGACGATATTGAGGCTGCCGTCGATGACGTCGTTGCTTGCGAACTTGGACATGTCAGTTTCCTTCTTTCACGAGACAAAAAGAGTCGTTGCAATGCGATCGGGTACCAGCGTGCGTGCTGCGGGCACTGCCGGCACCACAGGCCCGGCGATGATGCGGCCGGCAGCGGCCCGTTGCGGATGTGCGGACGTGACCGGCAACAGCCATTCGGCAACCGCATCGGACATCAACAGCGATGCCATGGCGCGGTTCGGCATGGACGCCGCAAAGACAGCCAGCGTGGCGGTCCAGGCAACCGATGCCGGCGCTGCACGCTGGCCGTGGCCGGCACTCGCCGGTGCAAGGGCGCCCGTCCACGACAGCAGCAATGCCGCCACGTGCTGGGCATGCGCGGCACCGGCGGGCATCAGCAGCGCCGACCCCGACAGGCCGGGCGAACCGGCGAACTGCGCCGACCGCACCGATGCCGGCGCGACAAGGCTGTCGGCCCGCTCGATCGCCCCGGCCGCGCCGGAACCATCATTGCGCCGCGCATTGCCCAGCAGATCGAAACCCGTCACCGCGCGCCCGGCCGGAATGCGGTCGAACAGCGCTGCACGTGGCGCATAATCCCCGGCGGCCGCCAAGTTGTTGCCAACCGCCAGCGACGTGTCGTTGACCCACAAATTGCCATAACCGACATTGACCTGCGACAGCGGCGGCATGGCATCGCCATTCCACGCAGTCGGGCTGGTGCCGCTTTCATTGTTGGCGCTGCTGTCACCCGAAACAATGCCAAAGCGGGCATTGCCGAAACGATAGGCAAAAGTGCCGGTGCGGTTGCCCGAAGCGCCGCCAGCGCCGGCAAAAGTATCAGCCTTGGTGTTCAACTGCGATGCAGCAATGCCGATGTCGCGCACTTCCTTCAGCACGCGGGTCGATGCCGCCTCGTTATACGGGCCGTTGGCGCGCGCGCCGGCCAGGCTCAGATAGGCCCGGTTGACGTTGGCGACGGCGGGCTGATCGACCGGCCCCGTCGCATAATCCGAACTAAGCTGGAATGTCGGACTTTCGCCAACCCCCAGGACACCCGCCGTCGCCCCGGTGCGTACCTTGCGCAACAGCACGTTGACCCAGCTTTCGCCGCGCACCCCGATGGCGCGCGTATGGCCCGCCGTGACCGTGACGCCAGCCGTGCCGCTATCATCGCTGTCGATACGGACGTTGTGAACCATGCGGCCCTTGATCTCGGGAGAGGCGCCAACCGGCAGCGATACCAGCGTGCAGCGCGGCAGGTGGCAGCCGATGACCGAAGCGCCATTGCAATCGGCCCTTTTGCTGTTCGCCGAATTGTCGATCGTGCAGCCGTGTAACTGCACCAGCCCGGCGAACAGGCTGGCGTTGTTGATGATTACATCGTCGCCAAAACTGGTGAAGCTGTTGCGGTGCAGCCAGCGATACCCAGAGCGCGAAAATACTGCGTTGGCGTTGTCTCCGTTGCCGGTGCCGGCGCAATCGCGGACAACCAGATAAATTGCAGCGGCTTTTGTCTGTTGCGTGGTCGAAGCGCCTAGTGAGGTGCCGTCGACCACCGTATGCGTCAGACCCGCCGCGCCGGGGAAAATACCGATGCCATCAAGCATTGTGCGGGACGGCAGGGTTCTTGATGTCGTGGGGGCTTGAGCATTGGTCGTCAGGCCGGTATCCGAAATAGCCGAGCCAACCTCGCGCGTGATGCCGAAATACCCCAGACCCGGCGGATAGTTTGTCGGGCTGTGGATACCGGCCTGCAACGGTGATTTATAACCAGACGGGATAACCGCCCAGACCCCGGCCATGTCATCGTGAACACGGGCGCGCTTGGCGGTGTTCTTGTTATAGGCCCGCGCCGCATTGGCGAGCGTTTGAACGGAGGCATAGGCCGGTGTCGTGCCGGGGACGTAAGGGCCAAGAGCCGACAGCAGGCCGATAGTCGGGGTTCCGATCAACACGGCCGTGTGGGAGATGTAAGCCCCCGCAAGCGCATAGCTGCCATCGGTGTCGATGTTGACCGGATAAAGTTTGGGCGTGCCGACGCAGGGGAAAGTCTCAAAGTCGGCACTGTTGGTGTCCCATGTCGCGGTGCCGACCCACGGATAGATCGTCGCGCCCAGATCGCCCTCGCCTTGCGTCAGCGCGCCGACCGGCACGGTGGCGCGAAACACGCCGGGTCGATAGGGCGTGGTGATTTCGTCCGACAGCACCATCGTGCTGGTCGAAGCGGTGGATGTGGTGCCGGACCGGCTGACATAGAAATCAACCGCAGCGACGGGCTGGCCGTCGCGGGCATTGTGATGGTCGATGATTGCTTCAACGGTCAAGCCGCTGCCGGTCATGCGCCGCCACGGCTCAAGGCCGACCCAACTGATTTGCGGCATCCGGTAAGCGCGGCTGCTGCTGTTGGTCAGGCCCGCGCCGGTCAGGGTGGAACTGATGCTGCCGGTGTAGAAACCCGCCGCGATGCTGACGCTCGACAGCGTGTCGGCGACAAACCATTCCTCGGTCAGATAGGCATAGATGTCGAGATCGCTGCCGACCGCCTGCTCGATGCGCAGCGCCTCGCTCGGGTACGGACGGCGGATGATCTTGTCAGTCAGCGCCACTTCGCGGGTAATATTGGTTGTGCTGTAGGTCCTGGCGCGGTTCCAGCCCGGGCTTGCCCCGCTACCCGTCAGCTTCGA